AAGGCTGATAGTACCTGTTGGTGCTACACTGAGCAGGTGGCTGTTACGGATGCCATGGCGTTTGATTAGATCACGTATGTCGTCTGGTAGTGTCTCAGCAAAGGCGCTGTCTAGGAACTCTTCCCGAAACAATGGGAACGGACCCTTCTCGATAGCAAGGGAAACAGATGTTCGATAACAGGTATCACGGATAGTCTCCATGATTTTCTCAAGAGTGTTGAGGAACATTGGGGAGCCATACTCATGGCCCAGCGCCTCGATAGCGTTAGCTACACCAGTAACACCAAGACCCATACGACGCTTAGACTTAGCCTCAAGTTCTTGTGCTGGTAGTGGGTAGACTGCACGATCAACTACGTTATCCATTGCTCGTACTACAGGTGGGATGTCGTGCTTTAGTTTCTCGTAGTTAAACACATAGTCACCGTCCTCACCCTTTTCAATATACTTGACCAAATTAAAACTACCCAGAAGACAGGCTCCGTTTGGTGGTAGTGGCTGTTCCCCACAAGGGTTAGTAGCTGCAATGGTCTCACAGTAGTGCAGGTTGTTCTTCTTGTTGATGCGGTCAATGAATAGGATGCCTGGTTCGGCCCAGTCCCATGTACTACGCAGGATGTCGTCCCACAAAGCACGAGCGTTGATTGTATCGTACACACGTCCCTCAAAGGTTAGGTCAAAGGTTGTGTCGTCTTTAACTGCTTGCATGAATGCATCTGTAACACCCACAGACAGGTTGAATTGGGTTAGTGTGGTTGAGTTATTCTTGATCCGAATGAACTCAGCGATGTCTGGGTGGTCAACCCGTAGCACACCCATCTGAGCGCCACGTCGGTGACCTGCTGAGGAGATAGTCTTGCACACTGCGTCAAAGATACCCATGAAGCTCAGAGGGCCACTGGAGCGGCTGTCTAGGCCTTTGATGAGGGCACCACTGGGTCGTAGTGTAGAGAAGTCGTATCCGATACCACCACCCAGTTGCATAGTCTTAGCAGCCTCTTGTGCTGCCAGCATGATGCCTTCCATTGAGTCAGGGATGGTCATAGAGACGAAACAATTATAGGGAGTCACACGACGTGGTGCACCCATAGCGGACTGGACACGACCCGCGGGCATAAACCGCATATCGTATAGAATCTCACGGAGCTCGTTGAAGTGAGAGTCATCGTCTTGTAGTGCGCCTGCAACCCGTGTCATAGCATCCTTAAAGGTCTCGCCCTTAGAGCGATACTTCATTGCATGGATTTCTTCGCTGATGCCAATAGTCGGGCCGTAGTTGTGTTCTGGTAGGGAGTTCTTGATCATTCTTTATCCTTAAAGTTGTTACTTCTCTTCGCAGAAGATTCCGCAGTCAAAATCGTAGTCTTTTAGTGGTCTTCCTTTTGCATCTTTAGGTAGCTCATCTAGAAAGATGCGTTTACCCTTATAGTACGTTAGCTTTGTTCCTATCCTACGGGATTGCTCTAGCCTTTCCTCGAATACATCGGGGAAGGTTTCTCTGACTAGGTTCCAGTAGGTTGCAGAAGATGCTTTAACGCACCCGATACAGTTAGCGTTTGGGTAGCCTAGTCGATAGATAGCTGGGAGCTCAACACCAGCGTCTGCCAGTACGTTGAAGCAATCTTGCTTAGTGTAACCAACGTCAATAAGAGGTGTTAGTAGTGTGTCCCGCTCAGTGAGTTTGAACTTGTCAGAGCGACCTTGCTCCTCAGATGTGAAGCCAAGGACAGTGTAGTCAGGCTTGTTGACCTCTTCCCACTGTTGCCTAGCCTGTTTCTTTAGGATCATTGTGCAGGGTGCGCCCATAGGTCCTGAGATGTAGTTCCTGTCATCCCACACCTCAACACAACTATTGCTTGGGTACTTAGAGTGAGATGCTAAGATTATCTCTTGTCCTAGCCATGTCTCAACATCCTTGAGGAATCGTGTGTTGTCTTCGTGTTCCTCGGCGATTGGGTTATTGATTATGGAGACTTTGTTATCAGCCCCGTACTTGTCGAGAGTTAGCTTGGCAGCTACCGCACTGGCAGCACCACAACTAAACCAAACTGCTATATGCTTTCCTGTCACGTGTCAGTTCCTTGTCAAATAGCATCATAATTAGGAGGTAGGTATGGTTCTCAGGATTAGCGGGCATCACCACTACCGCCCAGTGTACCTCGTTGTTCTCGTCCGTCTAACTTCTCTACGTTGGTATCTAAGACACCTTGTAGGTCGCTGTTGTAGTAGTTTGCTAGGGCTGTAGCGTAGAATACTACGTCCCCAAGTTCCTTGATGATCTCCTCAGGGGAGAACCGTGTCTTGTCTCGTAGTAGCTTCTTGATCTTCTCAGCTACCTCCCCTGCTTCACCTACCAGACCAAGGGTATTCTCAATCAGTCGTGTCTCCCCCTCGGTCATGATCTTATCCTCTACCCAGTAGCTGTACGACTTAGCATCCATGTTATCGTCCATGATATTCAACTCCATCAACTTCCATACTCCCTTCGTAAAGTCTGTAGACTGACAAACGATGGCTCGTATACACCGTCGGAAATATGTCGCTTGATGACAACTCCCTTCCACCAATCAGAGTTGGCTTGACCAGCCCAACCTTCCGCAGCGCCCTTGAAACACCCCGCGACCAGCCCGATAGCGCCACCAGTACCTGCACCATCTTTAAAATACATATCACGCTTATGACTATGGCCAACAGTGCAAGACCTGTAGCGATTTTGTATAAGCCCATAAGCGTGGTGAGTGCCAGACAAAGCGCGACCAAAGTTACCAGCGCCCACAAAGTGAGCGTAGTCCACACCATCGTAGTTATGGATTTTGGGGGCTCCATGTTCGTATTCGTGGTATTCATCGAACCACTTGTTCGTCTGAAGATGTTTAAAACTAATGCCATACTTCTTGCCCTCCAATCTTGGATCAAAACCAATGGCTGTCTTGATGCGGTTTTCATGGTTGCCTTCGAAGCCGTACCAAGCAGGACGTTTACGCTTGTGGGCCTTGAAGTAGTGACGTAGGCGTTCTTGTGAGTCGTTGTAGTGCTCGATGTCCCTCTCGTAGGACTGGCTCACAATGGCCTCAGGCTTTCGTGTGTCGTAGCTGTTGAGGGAGCGCATGTCAGCGCCGTCCCCTAAGTCAACCACATAATCAGGCTTGATGTCGTATAGGAACTTACCCAGCCATGTGTAGCGCTCATTGTCTGTTTGCGGGTCGCTGTGGCTACAGCTAAAGACTACTGCTGTTTTTCCACTCATGATAGATACTCCTCATCGTCGAACCAGAAGTCCTCGTCTACCTCGATACTACCCTGATTGCGTAGGTCTTCGAAGTCACTCAAGGCATCGGATACTGTGTCGTAGTAGATTTCCTCATTCCACATGTGCTCCCCATCGGAGACGAGGCATAGGTTCCAGACCATTCCCTCCATGTCGTAGGGACCGCTTAGGATTTGTACAATCTTCATTTTGGTTTCTCTTTCATCCAGCTTACTGGGATTTTCTCATCAGCGTAAAGGAAGCCATGCTTCTCACACCACGAACCGTAGGTAGTCTTTGAGCCTTTGCTCAGTCGTGTCTTAGAATTACTAAATACAAACCTGATGTCTAGGTCAGGGTGTTGTTTCTTAACTGCCAGGTGCTTGGCCCTCTCTGACCCTACGAAGCGTCCTTTAGCCTCAATGATGATACCATTCTCAAGAACAAAGTCTGGTGTATATACGTGTGGAGCAGAGACCCACTTGATCTTCATAGTCTCGTACTCGAAGTTCACACCGTTTTGTTTTAACCACTTGGCGTTGTCTTGCTCTAAGCCTGACCTGAACCCTGCCTTTAGTGCTGACTGTCTTAGCTTACTTCGTCTGGCGGCGACCATAGTTGACCCTCCTCACGACGTAACCACAACAGCCTACCGTTCTCGATAACCTTGTCTACGTCTCCATTGTACTTTGCTACACAACGATCAAAGAGTTCACGCTCTGTTGTAGCTCCGTCAATAACCTTCTTAGCCTTGACTGGGCCTACCCCGTGTAGTCCGATAATGTTGTCTGCCTTGTCTCCCGTTAGGATTTGTTCATAGAAGAACAACAACCCCTCCCACTCACTGACTTGGGTCCAGGTCTTGCGCCACAGGTTGTAGTGCATACAGGGTATCTGTAGCATATCCTTATCAATGGAAGCGACTACAGCACATGGTCCGATTTGTGTAGCACGAATGCCAATCAGGTCATCTGCCTCCTCGCCCTCAGAAACTACAGCCCCCCAGTTCTCCACCATGTGGTCTCGGATAGCTTGCAGGTGTATCGGTCGTTCAACTCCACTCCTGTTGGCTTTGTAGTTGTCCACAAGGTCGAACCTGAAGTTACCCTTGCCAGTGAGGAACACCTCCATAAGCTCAGTGTTTGGCTCGAACATTGTGTCTTCTAGTAGATACTCAATGATCTCGTCGATCTTATCAATAGCATCCTCTGCAAAGTCGTTGTTGGTGCTATAAGCTGCTCGGTATGCAACAATGTCCCCGTCTAGTAGTAGCTTACTCATCCGATCTCCTCCAGGAAGCGCTCTAGTGCTTTCATTACTTCCGCTAACATAGCTTCGGCATTCATTGCTCGTTCAGCCCACTCTTCTTTAGTAGCTGCGTCTACTCTGTAGTCACTCATAGTCTTTTACTCCATGTTTCTCAATGTCTTTTAATACAGTTTCTAGAAGCCACTTGACGTCCTCTTTGTCTTCCCCCGTGACTAGTACAGGCTCCACGGTGTATCCAAGTGAACCGTAGCTCTCATGCACTGCATACCAGACCTCACCGTCCGGTTCTGTGTGCTTCATTAGTTGATAATTCCAATTCATTCTGCTTATCCTTTTGCTTCTTTAGTTCAGCTTCATACGCAGCACGAGCAACATCAGCAGCCTCACAAGCATCATAAGCAGCAGCATCAGCAGCACTCCAAGCAGCATAAGCAGCAGCATTAGCAGCATCACGA